AAACAAAATCCATTGACCACTGCTGGTATAGCAGGGTTAGGACTAACTGCACTTGGTGGGTTAGAAGAAGAAGAAAAAGATAAAAAAGTATTACAAGATGGCACTATCGCAAGTGGTAATACTAATGTCATTACCGTACAACAAAATCAACCTGTTAACAATACGCAAAATGTTGGCAGTACAGGTATGGTTACACAAAATAATGGTGCAAATCCTGATAAAGGAAGTACATACGAAAAGTTAGGCGAGTTTGCTTAATATTTACCTAAATCATCTTCAGTTAGTATTTTAAATTTCCAACCTTGTAAATCACAAAAATGTTTAGCGGCACCCCATTTTGCTTTATTTTTAATGTATGCCATACTTTCATTTAAGTATGCTTTGGTCTTACGAGCTCTCGGTCTAGGTTTGATTGTGAAGGCCTTGGGTTTTATTTCAATAAGATATTTACCTTTTTCAGTAACAACAAAGAAGTCAGGAAAGTAATTGTGTAACTTATGGTCAATAGGATTACGATATCTGATTACGACTTCTTCACTACCCCAATGTTTGATTGATTCGTTGTTATCACAATAGACCATAAATCTTCTTTCCCAATTAGAACGATACACTATCTTTCTAACATTACCTAGGTATTTGTCTTTATTTTGTGGTGTGAAACGACCTTTATAACTTGCTGTTGGCATTATTACGATTTCCTGTATAAATATTAGTACAACTCATAAGGATATTTATATATGGCATTTACAAGTAAAGTATCGCAGGTATTAAAAGGTAGAGTAAATTCTGGTGCAAATCAACTCAAAGGTTTTATTGATGGTGCAGTAGGCAACTTCAATGCTCAGATTGATAACTTCACATCATCATTTACAGGACTACAATCAAGCGAAGCAACAAAAGCAAAAGCAAGAGACATACTTAATTCATCACCACTAGAGATAGGTCAAGGTGGTGCAGTAAATCCTAACGAAGCATTAAAAGACAGATTTAACTTTGGTACAATATATTATCCTGAAGAGACAAGTAATTTAGACGAAGGTCACTATGTTATAATTGATATCATACAGAATAACAAAACTGCTTATGGTAGAAATATGAATAGAAAAGTAAAAGACGCAGACGCAAATGAAGGTTTTGAAGATAGTTATGATCCAACACAAACAAAACTTAAACAAAGACAAAAGAAATTAAGACAACAAAAATCTGGTATCAATCAAGGTACATCAACAACACATAGTAGAATTAGTGATAGTGTTTGTATCTATACACCTGCTGAAGCAGTAAAATTTAATTATGCAGCCAACTATGAAAGTTTAGCAACAGGTCTTGCAGGACTTATGGCGTCTAGTATGGAAGTTGGTAAATCTATGGACTTGAAAGAGGCGATTACGCAAGGTGGTGGTCAGATGTTAGAAAGAGTTTTAGGTGAGGCAGTAGTAGGTATCGCAAGTGCTTTACCTGGTGTTGGCGATATTAGAGGTGCAATAGATAAGTCTATGGGTAGAGCATTAAACCCATTTAACGAACAAGTTTTTAGAAGTGTGCCTTTTAGAGAATTTACTTTTCCATTTGTATTTGCACCAAAGAATAGAAAAGAAATGGAAAGTGTTCATAAGATTATAAAACTATTCAGATTTCATATGTTGCCTGAATTTAGTAACAAGACAAAAGGTGCTTTCTTATCACCATCAGAATTTCAAATAACTTATATGTACAGAAACAAAGAGAACAAGTACATACCACATATATCTCGTTGTGTTATGAAGAGTATGGATGTTGACTATTCAACAGAAGGTACATTCCACACATTTAGAGAAGACGACAAAGGGGCAGCACCTATCACTACAACAATCAATTGTGTATTTGCAGAAACAGAAATTATGACAAAAGAAATGATAGGATTAGGATACTAATATGTACTTTCAAAACTTTCCATTAGTCTTGTACGATATGAAAGGTGACAAGCAAAAGAAACTTGTTACAGATATTGTAAAGAGAGTAAAAGTCAGAAGTAAAATACTTGATTCAGCAAGTTTGTATCAAAAGTATTTTGTTGTACAAGGTGAGAGACCTGAAGATGTTGCATTTAAACACTTTGGTAAATCAGATTTACATTGGGTCATCTTACTTACAAATAATATTACAGACGCATATTATGGTTGGCCTATGAGTTATGCTGACTTTGAAAGATATATGAAAGAAACATACACAAATCCAGAAGGCATACATCACTATGAAAAGAAACAATCTAGTGGTGATACAGAAGTCCATATTGAGTGTATGAGTACAGATGTTGGCGCAGTATCAGTATCAAATAGAGAGTTTGAACAAAGAAAACAAGACGCAATGTCAGAAATTAAATTATTAGACCAGTCTTACTTACAAGCATTTTTAGAAGAGTTTGACAAATTGATAGGAGAATAAAATGTATAGTCAACTGAACGCTGACGATATGAAAAAGGCAGGCGACTATACCTTATCACCTATTGTCGTATTAAGTAAAGAAAGTTTTGATGGTTCATCACAGGCAAAGAAAGTAGATATTACTTCTCTAGTGATGGAGTTACAACTCTATGAAGACTTAAACGAAAAGACTATGAGTGGTCAGATAGTCATTACAGATTCAACAGGACTACCTAATAACTTCCCATTAACAGGCAACGAACTATTACAATTTAAGTTTGGTACACCAGGCACAAATAGATATTACGATTTTGAAAAGCACCCTATGGTTATCTACAAGATAGGCAATAGAAAAGTACAAAATCCTAGAAGTCAAGTGTACATATTATACTTCTGTTCGCAAGAGGCAATGACTAATCAAACGGTCAAAGTACGAAGAAGTATGCAAGGTGAAGTATCAAATATGATTGGTGAAGTATGTAATGGTGAACTGAATATACAAAAAGATGTCTTTATTGAACCAACAAGAGGTCAAAGAAAGTATGTTATACCTAGATGGAATCCATTTCACACATTAGATTTCTTATGTAGAAACGCACAATCAAAAAGATTTAAGAACACAGGTTATAAGTTTTACGAAACAGCAGATGGATTTAAGTGTCAATCATTAGAAAATATGATTGCTGTTGCGCCTGATACAAGTAGACCAGTAGTCGCTAAGTTTGTCAATCAAGTTGCCAATACAAGAGACGGTAAAGGCGATAGAGATATCATTAGAGAAATGCAAACTATATCTTCATACACTATACTAGAAAATTTTAACACAATGAAACTATTGGCGACAGGTGCTCTTGCAAGTCGTGTCATAAAGACAGACTTATACAACAAGACATTTACAAATACAGACTTTAAATATAGTGATAACTTTGTTGAAATGCACCATACTGAACACGGTGCCAAAGGTGAACGAGAAGATACAAAGACAACCGTACCTTTATACCCATTTAGAGACGGCAAACAATTAGATGATTATCCAGAAGGTACTTACTACCATTCAAGCAATACAAGTAAGATACACAATGATTTTGATATTGTAGACGCCAGCGACAAGATATTACAAAGAAACAGCCAAGAGGTAATGTTTGATTCGTTTAAGATGAGAATTAACTTGCCTGGCTTTACTGGTCTGTCCGTAGGTGATTTATGCAGTATAGAAATACCTTTATACGAACAATTAAATAGAGGTGATTTAGACATAGACCCACATTTAAGTGGTCGCTATCTAGTCAATAAGATAACGCATAAAATCAATCCTAGAGAGACATACCATTCAATGATTGTTGAAACAATCAAAGATAGCGTAAGAACGCCATATTACGCTACAGACATAGAAGTAGAACCTAAATTACATAAAGGAGACAAGGGCAAGGTTTACGATAATTATAGTATAGACGATGGAATATTCTCTTTATTATCTTAAACTCTAACATATTGAGAACATCTTTGAGAAACCGCCGAGAACCGCCGTTTCCACCGCCCTATGGCGGTCTAAAGACTATAATATAGGGTTGCTGAGGCACTGCTGACAATCAAACCAGAGAATACGCAGACTTACGCAACACATAAAACGAGAGAACAAAATGAGAACAGATTTAAACAACCCTTTACGCAACTCATTGAAAACCTGCGTATATTTACTTACAGCGGCTATGAAGAGATATATTTTCAAAGGTCTCCAGAGTGAGCCTGCGCCAGATATGGGTAACATAGAAATGGGACTAGCGTCCCAGTTGCGTAGGTTTAGAATAAATAGTAAAAATAATAGTATTCGTAGTGTTATAAAAGGCGCTCTTATCGGAAAAAATTTATGAATAAGTTTTACACATTTACCGGCGTAGTAGAAGACAGGCACGATCCCGAGAAACTTGGGCGTGTTCGTGTGAGGTGTTTTGGCCTGCATAGTGAAAGTAAGACAGACATACCGACAGAAGACCTGCCGTGGGCGCAACCCTTGTTACCTGTTACACAATCTGGTATCAGCGGCCTAGGCGTGTCGCCAACCTTTCTTGTCAATGGTACTTGGGTGTTTGGTTATTTTAGAGATGGCGAGAGTTATCAGCAGCCTGTGATATTAGGTACATTACCTGGTCGCCCTAGTGAGTATAGTAGTCGTTATGCTTCTTCGGCCTTTTATGATGGCGACAATATCTATCCTAAATACATAGACGAACCAGATACAAACAGACTGGCCACAGGCGCACCTTCTCTTGTAAATATGATTCGGTCAGATACAGAAATTAAAGCAGTGGCAACAGCAGACTTTGACGCACAAACAGCGGCCGATGGCTCTGCAATCGCTGGTAGTGATACAACAACATTTGACCAGCCGGCCAATACATACGCCGCTGTGTATCCATACAATAAGGTAACTGAAACAGAAAGTGGCCATATACTAGAATTTGACGATACGCCAGACGCAAAGCGAATACACCTACGCCACGCAACAGGCAACTCAATAGAATGGACAGACAATGGTAACCAAATCAATCTCATAAAGAAAGAT